TGAGAACTAGAAGTGCAGTAGTTGCCTTAGCTCAATCATGGCTAGGCAAGAATGAAGCTGATGGTAGCTACAAATCCATCATTGACATCTACAATTCCTACGAAGGTACATTCCCTCGTGGTACTAAGATGTCTTACAGCTGGGCATGGTGTGCATGCACCTGGTCAGCTCTAGCAGTTAAACTAGGATACACTGATATCATGCCTATCGAAATCAGCTGCTACTACATCATCGAGAGGGCTAAGGCTATGGGTATCTGGGTTGAGAATGATGCCTATGTTCCTAGTCCAGGTGATGCAGTAATATATGACTGGGATGATAATGGCATCGGTGATAATACTGGTAACCCTGATCATATTGGTACTGTAGAGACTGTCAATGCGTCTGCTGGTACTTTTACTGTAATTGAAGGTAACTACTCGAATGCAGTGAAACGTAGAACTATGGGTATCAATGGCAAATTTATCAGAGGATTCATCTGCCCTAGATATGATGCTACTGGAGAAGTTCCTACTCCTAGCTACACTAAGAAGTCTACTGAGGAAATTGCTAAGGAAGTAATCGCAGGTAGATGGGGTACTGGTGATACTCGTAGGACTGCTCTGACTAATGCAGGATATGATTATGCTACAATTCAGAATAAAGTCAATGAACTTCTGAAATCTGGTGGCAATACTGTTCCTGCTAAGAAGTCAGTAGATACTATTGCAGATGAAGTTCTTCAGGGTATCTGGGGCAATGGTGATACTCGTAAGAAAAAGCTTGAAGCTGCTGGATACAATTATTCTGAAGTTCAGACTGCAGTCAATCGTAAAGTCAAAGGATCCACTAAGTCAGTTACTGCAGTAGCTAAAGAAGTTATTGCAGGTAAATGGGGTAACGGATCAGATCGTAAGAAGAGACTCGAAGCAGCAGGATATAACTACTCCGAGGTCCAGGCTATGGTGAATAAGCTTCTCTAAGCTAATTCATATATTAAATTCATAAGGAGGTACTTATTATGGAAGTAATTCAGAGTGCATTATTAGACGCAGGTACTACTATTGTAGTAGCTCTCATCAGCTTGCTAGCAATCGTAGCAGTTCTCTACATCAACAAGCTCAAAGCTAAGGTGATCGCAGAGACTGAGAAGATCAATGATCAGGCTACTCGCGACTATGCTCAGGGAGTCCTGACTAAGGTCACGGATGCCTTATCGATCGCAGTCGATAAGATGGAATCCACGATGGTCAAAGAATTAAAAGATAAATCTTCTGACGGTAAGCTCACTAAGGAGGAGCAGAAGGAGATTGCTGACCAGGCTAAGAAGCTAGCGAATGAGATTCTAGGTACTGATATGAAGAATCTGCTAGTAGGCATCATTGGTGATTCTGAGAAATACGTGGATGCTCAGATCGCATCCCTAGTCATTCAGAAGAAGAATGAGCTACTAGGTAAGACTGAAGGAGATAACTCTCTCAACAGCTGAGCTAATCCCTAATCATAATAAGGTATAAAAATGGGGTAGGATCCTACAATGGGTCCTACCCTGTTTCACTATGCATTGATAATCTTCTTATTAATCTCAAGATTAGGATACTTCCTAGATACATGACTAGGTATCTCACGATGAATGCAATTACGTAACTGCATCCTAGCTAGCTTGACTCCAGCTGATTCTAGATCATCACATAAGGACTGAAGTCGAATATACTTGTGACCATTCCAAGTGTACTCACTATGATCAATCTTGCCAGCTACTACATAGATGTCTACGTCGATATGTACTTCAGTAGGATTGACTTCTTCATCATGATCGTCTGCTACATAGTAGCTAGTAGGAGTATCACTAGTCTCATCATCATACTCCAGCAGTCCTGAGTACGCTTTAGGCACCCTATGCTTAGTAGTGATAAATTGTAGCTGAGCTGGTTTGATGTCTACTCCAAGTAGAGCTAGCTTACTCACTACTTCATGAGAATCGATTACTTCACCATTTATCTTATAAATCACATCATGATGATTATCATAGCATTTACTCAATTTAATTAGCATATCCACACCTCCTTACCACTATAAACGTATCTATGAAAAAATTTACTCAAATTTAGTAAAAACCTTTTGACATTTGACGTAAAATGTGTTATAATTAGTATAGGGGGTAACTAAATATAGAGTAATTAGAAGGTGATGAACGTTTATAGGTAAGGAAAGGAAGGTTTCGGCAAATTGCCCAAATTTCACACCCTAGATTTGGTCAAAACGCTGAAATTTAAAAATTTTGCTAAAAACGTTTGCAATTTGACGTAAAATGTGTTATAATTAGTATAGGGGGTAACTAAATATAGCAAGATGAGGTTACCAACTAAGCTTAAGAAGAAATTCACTTAAATAAGGAGGTCCATTAAAATGGCAGAGAACAAAGAATTCAAATTTGAAGGTAATGAAGTTGATCTTGAGGAAGTCCTCAAGTGGGCAAATAGTCTGGTAAAGAAAGCTAAGGCTAGCAAGGCTGATGAGAAGATGAATAAGGTCAAGGAGATCGTTGAGGGAGTCGCTCGTAAGTATGCTTCCAAGTGGATCGATCGTGAAGATCTGGAGCAGGATCTGTGGGTATCTAGCCTGGAGCTCATCAATCGTTGCGGAGGAATCGAGAACACTGATCTCAAGCTCATCGCTAAGAATGCTTGGAACAAGGCAGTTGACTCCTATCGTTACAACCGCAGAAGACATGATTCCAAAGTTCGCCTGATCGATGAAAGCGAATCCGACGATGGTGATTATTCTGCTGGAGGAGCGGATCAGGCTCAGTACTTTACAGCCAAATCACGGACAGGCTATGATGAAGCAATTCTGAAAGAGGTAGTTGATCTCTTTCCTGAAGGATCTAGACAGCGCAAGTATGTGGTTGCTAAGTTGTATTCCTACGGCGAGATCGATGACAACTCCGGATTGCCTGACGAACTTCAGCTTCCTGAAGCTGATGACGAAGCTAGCTTCCTGAAGCTGATCGGATTCAACTCCCGTTATCCTGCTTCTTGGGGCAAGATGAAATATGAAATCCGTGAGAAGATCTACCGTTACTTAGGTCTGATGCCTGAGTCCTATGAAGACGATCCTAAGAAAATGCTCGAGTGCATCCGCGATCGAGTTGAGACCTTGTTCAGTGAGACTCGTTCTGGATACATTGGTTTGGACAGGCTTGCAAAGGACAAGGTTCTGATCCTGATGGGTGCCAATGAAGATCGCATCTGGGAAGCTATGACTTCCAGCAGAAAGCTCCTCAGAGGACTTACCGCTCAGGGTGGCAAGTTTGTAATGAAGGACGAGCCTAAGTACCACAAGAATTCCGAGAAGAACCATGATGTAATCATTCCTCGTGAGAAATAAGAGGACAGGCTATTGGTCAGCTCTGAGCAATCGGAGCTGACTTTTGTCGTCAAACGTTTATACTTTTGGTAGGACTTGGAACTCAGGATTTCCTAAGCCGTTCCGCAAGGGGCAAGCTCCTCTAATCACCTCGTGAGAAGCCGTCAGAAGCTCGTAGAAGCGTTTGATTTGCTTTGGCGAAGGGGCGGAAGGGTGCGAAATCAAAGCGTTCTAGAGCCTTATAGAAGCCAATTAAATGAAAGGAGATATGCTAGTGTATGGATACATATATGAGACTACAAACCTAGTAAATGGGCATAAGTATATAGGTCAGCATGCTTCTTCAGAATTTGATCCTAACTATAAAGGATCAGGTAAGTTATTATGGCAAGCTATTCATAAATATGGATGGGATAACTTTAAAGCAAGAATGCTCTGTCCATGCTTTAGTCAAGAAGAACTTGATGATGAAGAGATAATGGCAATTGCTCACTATAACGCTGTGGAGTCTCCTGATTACTACAATCTAGCAATCGGAGGTCAATCAGGCAATCTTAAAGGTAGCAAATTGTCAGAAAGTACTAAGCTGAGAATGAGTAGATCTCATAAAGGTAAGATGACTGGAGCTGAGAACCCTATGTATGGCAAGCATCATTCAGCTGAAACTCGATCTAAAGCTAGTGCAGCTCTCAGGGGATTACTAGCAGGCTCACGAAATCCTAGGTATGGATATAAGATGACTGAGGCTGAAAAAGCTCATCTATCTGAAGTTACTTCTGGCTCAAATAATCCATTTTATGGGAAGAAACACACTGAGGAATCTAGAGCTAAGATGACTCAGGCTAAACTCGGATCCAACAATCCAGGTGCTAATAAAATCTGGATTACTAAGGATAATAAAAATAAAAGAGTCCATCCCAGTGAACTAGACGTTTACATCAAAGAAGGATGGAAGAAAGGTAGGTATGTAACTGATGAAACAAGAAGAAAATGCTCAGAGCGGAATCTCAAACGATACCATCCAGAGCTATTCCGCTGATACTATTAAAGTCTTGACTGACTTGGATCATATTCGTACTCGACCGATGATGTATGTCGATTCAGTGGATGATCCTAGACAGTTATTCTCTGAAGCATTAGACAATGCTCTGGATGAAGCTCAGTCAGGATATTCCAAGCTAACTGAAGTATTCGTGGATTCTACTTCTCATGAATACACCATTCGAGATTATGGTCGAGGTATTCCTATTGGTATGAAGACATTACCTGATGGGATCACTAAAGAGACCTTGGAGGTACTGTGTACTAAATCATTCTCAGGTGGTAAATTCAGTGGAGATAACTACAAACTACGTGGTGGACTTCATGGCGTAGGACTCGGATGCTGTAATGCATTAGGCGAGAAATTCGAGATTGCTACTCATCGTGATGGTAAGGCTGTGTATCTGTATTGTGAACGAGGTGAAGTCATGTCACTTCAATATTACAATACTGCTGAGGACAACGGTACTGAAATCACGATTCAGGCTGATCCTGAGATCTATGATACTGTAATCATTCCTATGGATTATATTATCAATCGATGCCTCGTAGCTAAAGCATTCGGATATCCAGTTGATCTCTACATAGATGGAGCTCAGTATCAGCTCCCTGCAGAGACCTTAGCTGACTTGATCCCTAAGGAAGATGCAAATGAGTATGCTCAGTTTGAGGTATCTGCTAGTACGGATTCAGGTGAGTTCATCAAAGTAGTCCTGAAGTACAATTCTGAAACTTCCACTAAGTACTTCGGTTACTCGAATCTGATCTACAATCGATATGGTGGTACTCATACTCGATTGATCGATCGAGCTATTGAAGAAGTATGGAAGGATTACTACGGAGAGACTGATGGAATCGAGCTTCGTGACTCAGACTGTAAAGTCGGACTTCGTACCTTGTGTGCAGTATTTATCAGTGAAGTTGCATTCAGTAGTCAGACTAAAGACAAGCTGACTGTCAAGAATGAAGTAGTCCAGCCTTTGATTGATGCATTCAAGATCGAATTTAAGAAGGTACTTGAAGCTCAGCCTGAACTCCGTAAAGCTTTAATCAAACGATTTGCTGAATATCGTCAGAGTCAGAATCGATTGACTGCTCGTAAAGAGATCATGGACTTAGTCAAGGTCAATGGTCGTACTGATTCAGGTACGGTTCGACGTAGATCAATCGTCAATGGACTGATCGAATGTACTTCTCCGTTCTTGGATGGTACTGAGCTGTATCTTGTTGAAGGTAATTCTGCAGGTGGTACTGCTGCTCGAGCTCGTAATAAGAAGACTCAATCAGTACTTCCGCTAAGAGGTAAAATCAAGAATATCACCTACATGAGTATCGCTCAGGCACTCAAGTCTGAAGATATCCGTAAGGTAGTCAATGCTACTGGTGCTGGAGTAGGTGATGAAACTGATCCTGATCGTTGCAGATATGAGAAAATCATCATCGCTGCAGATGCTGACCCTGACGGTAAGCATATCACTGCACTTCTGATTTCAGTATATGTGAATCTGATGCCTGCACTAGTCAAGGCTGGTAGAGTATACGTACTTGAGCCACCTCTGTTCGGATACATTCAGGATAAGCACTATGTGTTCACTAATGAATTCGAGGAGATTCCTGAGAAACTCAGAACTACTAAGGGTTATACTCGATACAAAGGACTTGGTGAGATGGATGATGATGAATTTCGTGATTCTTGCATGACTCCTGGAAATCAGAATCTTTACCAAGTGCAGTATCCTGAAGACATCGATGCATTCAATCGCATCCTTGGAACTACAGATGGTCGTAGAGAACTACTTGTTAACTTAGGTATTATTCGATATGTCAATGGCAATCAGGAAGATGATGATAGCATGACAGATATCGAGGATTAAGGAGGTATCCATGAAGTACTATGCAGTGCGTAAGGGTAGAACTCCAGGTATCTTCATGGATTGGGCATCATGCCAAGAATCAGTAAAGGGCTATAAAGGAGCAGAATTCAAGTCCTTTACTGACCTTCTTGCTGCTAAATCATATCTCAGTGAGATTAATAATCATGAAGAATACACAATTGACGAGGATACCTTAGTTATCTATGTTGACGGTAGCTATAGAGATCAAGATAAATTAGTAGGCTCAGGAGTAGTAATCCTTGATTCTCAGAATCACATCATAAAGACTACTAGCTTCTCATCTACTAAAGATTCTGACATCTCTATGAGAAACGTAGCTGGAGAAGTTAGAGCAGCTATCTAC